ACAGAAGAATTATCTAAAACATTATTCGGTACTGTTTCAAACATAAAAGATGCTTTTTTCCAATTTCAAGTTGCTGTTGCAGAAGGATTTTTTGGTGAGTTAAAAAAACAATTAGGAGATGTTAAGGATTTTGCAAAAGAAAACGAACAAGCAATAAGAGAATTTGGTAACAATGTTGGAGTAGCTTTAACTAAAGTTATACAAGGATTAGGACAAGCAACTAAATTTGTAGCAGAAAATTTTGAAACTATAAAAAATATATTTATAGCTATTGTAGCAATCAAAATAATATCTTTTATTAGAAACCTAACTATTGCTATGGCTGGATTAAACGCTGTTATGTTGGCTAATCCAATTTTCTTAGGTATTGCTGGTGTAGCCGCCGCAATATTAGCAATTACAACATTAATTACAAGATTTGATGATTTTAAAAAATCACTAAAAGAAGCAAGACAAGAATTAGAAAAAATTGATCTTACAGATTTAACAATGGCTATGGGCGGTGTTGGTGCAACAAGAGGTGTTAAAGGCAAAACTATGCCAGAAATTTTTGTAAAAGACAGACCAATATTTACTCCTAAAGCACAAGAAAGAGATAAAACATTTTTAGATAAATTATTGGACAGACTTAAAGCAGTGAATGAAGAAGTTACAAAAGGACTAGGAAAATCTTTTGAAAATATTAATGAACTTATTGGAAAAGGTATTGTCAAAGGTATTCAAACTATGTCAAAAGGAATTGCAGAATCAATTGTTCTTGGAAAAAAACTAGGTGATGTGTTTAGAAATATTGTTCAACAAGTATTCATAAATCTTATTGCAAAGTTAATTGAGTTTATTGCTTTAGAAGTATTTTTAATTGCAAAGAAAAAAATTGAAGAATTAATTGACAAAAGAAAAACAGCAGAAATTCAAAGACAAAATCAAAAACTTAGACAACAATTAGCGATAGAAACAGCGATAGCCGCAGTTAAAGCATTTGCTGGTTTTGGTGGTGGTTCTGCTGAAGGTGGACAAGTCAAAGCGAGGGCAAATGGTGGTGCGGTAGGTATGGGTCAGGCTTATATGGTAGGTGAACGTGGTAGAGAATTATTTATACCAAATCAAGATGGAGAAATTGTATCTAATGAAAGATTACAGCAATTAGGAACAAATGTTAATTTCACAATCAACGCAACAGATGTTAGAGGTGTAAAAGAATTATTAATTGATAATAGAGCAGTTATTGTAAACATAGTCAATTCTGCATTAAACCAAAAAGGAAAAGCGGCATTAGTATAATATGAGTGGACAATTACCTACATCACCCCAACCAAGAAACGCAAGTATAGGTTCAGAGCAAAACACTTTAATAAGTGTTACAACATCTGGCAGAGTTCAAGCTAGACAAATAGACGGACAAAGATTTTCAGTTACACTTGCATATCCACCAATGAGTAGATCAGAGTTTGCACCGATCAAAGCATTTTTAATGAAACAAAGATCAAGATTAGAAACATTTACAGTAATACCACCAGCAACAGAATCAGATGCACAAGGCACAGCTTCAGGAACACCAACGGGTACAGCAAGTGCTGGTGCTACATCAATTACATTAGGTGGGTCAGGTTCAGGAACTTTAAAAGCTGGAGATTATATCAAGTTTGCAAACCATGATAAAGTTTATATGTTGGTAGCAGATAGTTCAGATATTTCTACAGGAACACTTACGATTGAACCACCACTTAGAACAGCAATATCAGGTGCAAACATAACTTATGATGATGTGCCATTTACTGTAAGACTTAGAAATGATGTTCAAGAGTTTTCTATTGGAACAACCAATCTATATCAATATGAGTTAGATGTAATAGAGAGTTTATAATGGCTAGAGGACTAACAAGTGCAGTTAATACAGAACTAGCTACAGACAAACTAAATCCTGTTACGCTTGTTTATTTAGCTGTTGGATCAGGGTCAAGATTTACAGATCATTATAAAGATTTAACATACGATTCAAACACATTTACAGCTTCATCATTATTTTTAAAAGCATCATCTGTTAGCGAAAGTTCAGAAGTAGAAATAACTAATATTCAATTAACATTTACTGGTGCAGATCAAACAATCATATCTTTATTTTTAAATAATAATTACATGAGTAAAGATGTTGAAGTTTACAAAGGTTTTTTAGATGCTAGTCAGGCTTTAATTGCCGATCCATTTACTTTGTTTAAAGGAAAGATTGAATCTTTTAGTGTTGATGAAGAAATAAATAATTCAACTGTAAATATTTCAGTAGCTTCACACTGGGCAGATTTTGAAAGAATACAAGGAAGAAAAACAAATACAAACTCACAACAAATATATTTTAGTGGTGATGTTGGTTTTGATTATGCTTCTCAACATATTGCAGAACTAAGATGGGGTAGGAACTAATGCAAGATATTGTAAAACTTTTTAGAAACTTTAAAAAATACGATTGTTTAAGAGATGATGAATTAAGATTATATTTAATGCCTTCTATGAATTTAGGACAATGTATTAAAGTTTATGACGAAGAAGAATTAACTGGTTTTGCAAATTGGGCATACTTACATAATTTAGTAGAAAAAAGATTTAAAGAAACTGGTAAAATAAAACAAACAGAATGGAAATCTGGTAGAAATGCTTGGGTGATTGAAGTTGTATCAATTAGAAATACAAAAGTATTGACTCAAAAACTTTATAATTATTTTAAAAAACGCATACCTGTAGATAGTTGTGTTAAATGGTTAAGAGTTAATGGTAAAGTTAAAAAATTTAATCAAAAATTTAAAAGGGAGTTTCATAGTTAATGGGTGGTATAGTAGATGCAGTTGTAAATATTGTTGAAAGTTTTGTAAGCTGGTTAATTCCTGTACCAGAAGTACCTGAGTTTGACATACAAGAATCAGAATCAGCACAAGGTATTTTATTAAATAAAGAATCAAACAATGCTCAAATTCCTGTAGTTTATGGACAAAGGAAGTTAGGGATTACTAGAGTTTATGTAGAAACATCTGGTACTGATAATCAGTATTTGTATTTGGCTGGTGTAATCTGTGAAGGTGAGATTAACAGCATAGAAAAAATATTTATTGATGACACAGAAGTTACATTTGATGGTGCATTGAGTCATCATGCAACAAGAGAAGTCGCAAGTTCAGATTCAACTTATTATAAAGATGGTCAATCTTATATTCAAGTAGAAGCATTTTTAGGTAAAGACGGACAAACAGCATCAGATATTTTATCTACTCAAACTAATTGGGGAAGTAATCATAGACTTAGAGGTGTTGCTTATCTTGCTTTTAGGTTTACATGGAATCAAGATATTTTTGGTGCAATACCTAATGTAAAAGTTTTAGTTAAAGGTAAAAAGGTTTATGATCCTAGAACTACATCAACTGCTTATTCGCCTAACTCAGCATTGTGTTTATTAGATTTTTTAAGAAACAGCAGATATGGAAAAGGTTTACCAGATGCGGCTTTTGAGACTAGTTTTGCTTCTTTTGCTACTGCGGCTAATACTTGTGAAACACAAGTCACTCCATATTCTGGTGCATCAACAATAAATTTATTTGAAACTAATGGTGTTATAGACACAAGCCAAAAAGTTATTGATAATGTTAGAAAACTTTTAAATCCTATGAGGGCTTTTTTTACTTACACCGAAGGAGTTTATAAATTAACAGTAGAGGGTACTGGTAGTGCCGCTAAAACAATAACTAAAGACAATGTAGTTGGTGGTGCTAAATTATTAGGTGAAAGAAAAAATAATAAATACAATCGTGTTATAGCTACCTTTGTCAATCCTGATAAAAATTTTCAAGAAGATACAATATCTTATCCCCCTAATGACGACTCAGGTTTAGCAAGTGCAGATCAACAAGCGACTATGGAAACCGCAGATGGAGTTTTATTAGAAGGTAATTTTAGTTTTCCAAATGTGACTTCAGTTTATCAAGCACAAGGATTAGCAGAAGTTATTTTAAGAAGATCAAGAAATCAATTACAAGTTCAAGTTAGAGTAACTTCAGAATTTTTAGATGCAGCGGTTGGAGAAATTGTTAATATTGATTATCCTACTGGGGGTTTTAGTAATAAACCATTTAGAGTTCAAGGTATGACAATCAATGAGGACTTAACTGTTGATTTACAATTATTTGAACATCAAGATAATTTTTATACTTGGGCAGAAAAAACAGAAGCACCAACGATTGCAGACACAATTTTACCTAATCCAAATACAGTTCAACCACCAGCAAGTGTTACATTAGATGATAATTTAATTGAATATAATGATGGAACTGTAATTGTTGCTTTAGACATTACAGTTGGTGCATCACCAGATAACTTTGTAGATTTTTATCAAGTAGAATATAAAAAAAGCACAGACTCAGATTTTATTATCTATGCTCAGGGTAGTGGACTCAATCATAGAGTCTTAAATGTTATTGACCAACAGACGTATGATGTAAGAGTCAAAGCAGTAAATACTTTAGGTGTATCATCAACTTATGTTTCTGCACAAAGAACTATTGTAGGTGCTATTGCACCACCATCAGATGTAACTGATTTTTCATGTAATATTTTAGGACAAGAAGCACATTTAGGGTGGGAACAAATACCAGATTTAGATTTAGCATTTTATAATCTAAGGTTCTCAGAAGAAACTGATGGAACTGCCGATTGGCAAAACTCAGTTGCTTTAGTAGAAAAGGTATCAAGACCAGCAACGTCAATATCTGTACCAGCTAGAACAGGAACTTATCTTATTAAGGCAGTAGATAAATTAGGAAACTTTAGTTCTAACGCGACAGCGATTATTTCAAACGTAACTGGTGCTTTAAATTTTAACGCAGTTGCTACACAAGCAGAACACCCTACATTTGCTGGAACATTAACAAATACAGTAATCACAGATAATGCCATTGAGTTAGATTCTTCAGAATTATTTGATGCGGCTAGTGGAAATTTTGATGATGAAACTACAAGATTTTTTGATTCAGGTGTTTCTAATTCTGATTTTTTTGCAAGTGGTAATTACGAATTTGCAAATGTCGTTGATATTGGTGCTAAACATACTGCAAGAATTACAGCATCTTTGACACAAACATCAGATAATCCTGATGATTTATTTGATAACAGAACTGGTAATTTTGATGATGCTTCCTCAAACTTTGATGGAGACACACCAGCAAACTGCAACGCACATATTGAGATTGCAACTTCAGATGATAATGTAACATACACAGATTTTAGAGCATTTGTTATTGGTGAATATACCGCTAGATTTTTTAAATTTAGAGTAGTTTTAATTTCAAGAGATGGTGCCTCAACACCTGTAGTCTCAGAAGTTTCAGTATCAGTTGATATGCAAGACAGAATATTTAGTGGAAATGACATAGTTTCTGGCACAGGAACTAAATCAATAACATTTACTAACCCATTCAAAAGTGCTAATTATGCAGTGGGTGTAACAGGGCAAGGTATGGCAACAGGAGATTATTTTACTGTTTCTAACAAGACAATAAATGGTTTTGATGTTGCATTTTTCAACAGTTCAAATACAGGAGTATCTAAAACTTTTGATTTTATTGCAAAAGGGTTCTAAAAAGGTATAAGAAATTATGGCACAAGCAACAGATTTTACAATAGCAAACCAATCGTTTCCAAGTTTCAGAACTGATCTAAATTCAGTTTTATCTGCAATTAATACTATGAACTCTGGGACATCAAGACCATCATCGGCAGTAGCTGGAACTATGTGGCTTGATACAACTTCAGCTTCTTCACCAACGATAAAATTCTTTGACGGAACAGATGATATTAGTTTTGCAACAATAGATTATTCAGCTAACACAGTTAATTTTTTAGACTCAACAGTGGTTGCAGAATTAGTATCAGATACGACTCCACAATTAGGCGGTCAATTAGATGTTAATGGTAATGCTATTGGAGATGGCACATTAGAATTATTAAAATTTTCAGAAACAGGATCAGCAGTAAATGAATTTACAATTACTAATGCGGCAACAGGAAACAATCCAGTATTATCTGCAACAGGAGATGATTCAAATGTTGGACTTGAATTTACAGCAAAAGGAACAGGAACGATTAAATTTAATGATCTTGCTTACATTCCACAACAAGCATTAACTTCTTCATCAAACGCAGTAGCTTGGGACACACAAGCAAAGCCAAACGCATATCATTTAACGACTGAAAACACGACTTTCTCTGCACCTACAAATAATACTGAAGGGTCATTTATTTGTTTAGAAATTAATTATAATGGTTCACACACAATTGCATTTAACACTGTATTTGAATTTGCGGCTTCTACTGCACCGACATTTACTTCAACAGATGGTAAAACTGATATATTAGTTTTTAGATACAATGGGGCAGTATGGCAAGAAGTGGGCAGAACTTTGAATTTAAGCGAGAGTTAATATGTACGCATTAGTCATAGATAATCAAATTGAACAAATTATAACTTCACCAAAATCATTAGTCATTGGTGATGTAAGATACCCAGCTAAAATATTTCAACTTTGGACAACTGCTGAAAAAGAAGCGATTGGAATTTATGAAGTTGTAACAGACTCATCTAATTTTAAAGACGAAGAATATTACGTTAATACAAATGAACAGTATAATTTTGCAGATGGACAAGTCAC